TCTGTTAAATTAACAACATATTTAACACCAGTAAAAGTTCCGACTAGGACTGATGCCACAACCGGAACCATTACTATGTTTTTCTTTAATAAATCTGCTAAGTTCATTACTTAACTATGTAAGCTACAACAAGAACAGCAACTATAATTACACATACTTTGTGGTTTTGCCATACGTGCAGTCCTCTGCTTTTAATTCTATCTATCATTTTTTCTTCTCCTCAATTTCGTAGAAAAATTTATCAGTGTCTTCTGTTCGCCACTGACTACTGTCTTCTACATTCCATTCGTTAGTTTGAACCTTCCAATCAGGAATATTATCCTTCACAGTAAACGAAGGTATGTCCCATATAATTCTATTGTTAGGTTGTGCTGCATAATTGCCATCATCTAAGGCCATTATGTGTGCGCACTTATGTTCGTGCGGGATCTCGGAATGATCAGTGTCAAGTATATTAGACTCTGGATGTGCAAAGTCAACTGTAAATAAATATTTTCCTGGGTGCCATTTTTTATCTTTTCCTATATACTTACCGGCTTGCCCGTCTAAAATATCCCAACTAGTAACAGCAGGATAATAACTAAAACAATTCCAGAGCTGTAATTCATCAAGTCGTCTTGTGGGCACTCCATGTGCCTCAAATCCCTTTTGAATAAACGCGCTAATTGGTAGGCGATAAAATATTGCACCGTTTTCCATAATAGCATGGAAGAGTATACTACGACCTGTAAGAGCGCTAAGACCAAAGATAATGCAGTCTTCAACTTCTCCATGATGTTTTTTACAATCATATAAATACTCTCGTCTTATTTGTGCGTAGGTTGCTGGTATGTTTGCATTTAAATAAGCCATAGTTAGTCATGTATTTCACCCCAGTTATCACCATACTCATAGTCAACTTTATTAGGGACTTCTAGTGTAACAGCGTGCTCCATAATTTCAATTATCTTTTTTGCATGTGCTTCATCTTGTACTGATATATCTAGCTCATCATGTATTTGTATGTGTGGTATGATACCTTCTCTATATAATTCTAACATAGCTTTCTTGGTCATGTCAGCTGCAGATCCTTGTATCAATTTATTTAATGCTTTGTATGTGTAAGCTCGCTTGATCCCCGGTCCATGTTCCCTGAGTGCATCTTCGTGAGTCATAGCTTTATGCATACCAAAACTATTGGGTTCCCATAGGTGAAACCTGCATAGTCTACCCAGCAGGGTACGTATCTGTCCACGGTCTTGTGCTCTGTTAGATGCCTTGTCCATCAGTTGTTTTACAAATGGTACACGTGAATGGTATGTATTAAATAGGTCAGCAGCTTTGTCCTTTGTTACCCCTAATTCTGCTTGCAATTTACCTTTACCCATACCATAGAACAATCCTAAGTTAATCGTTTTGGCCTGTGACCTAGGTATGTCAGCCATATCTGCTACGGTCTGGTGAAAGTCTGAATTAGAATCATTCTGATAAGCATCTATTACATCATAT